CCTAACAATACATGGTTTCAGCAAGAACCACATTGGATATTAATAGAAGATTTACTCGGTGGTACATATCAAATGAGGTCAAAGCATAGAAAATATC